CACTAGAGCCTGTGTTTGAGCCTATAGGGGATACTGTTTCGCCTGCTTGCGCTAAGATTAAGCGTTCTTGCCCGATTGGGCCGGGTACTGTACCACCGTTGTGGAAAATACCACCAAAGAAATCACCGACACCTAGAAGTCCGCCTCCACCGCCACCTGTAATGTATCCGAATACTTTTGAGGCAACCATTTCAGCTAACTTATCCATAACTTTGTCAATTACGCTAGACCACATATCGCCAAACGCTTTTGTTACACTTTTAGTACCTTTGAAAATTGCCGAGAATGTATTAGCAAATCCATCTTTAATAAAGCTAAACCTTTGATTAAACCTCTCAATAGATTTTTGATTATTTTCTGCTTCTAAAGCGTCTATTTTATTATTATAAAATTGTTCAATAGCCCAAGTCGCAGCGTTCTTTTCTTCTGCTTCAGCGATTGCTTTTTCTTTCTTTTTAATTAACATTTCCATTTCAGTTGCATTTTGTTCAAATAAACGTTGTCCCCACATTTTATTAAATTCTATTCTTTCTTCGTGTTTAGCACGTCTAATTTCAGACTTTCTATTTTGTATTTTAATCCATTTTGCTAATTGTTCAGCATTCATTTCTGATATATAGTCAGCTTGTGCTTGCATAGCTTCTTCAGTTGGTGACATTAAATCAATGCTATTTAAGTTGCCGTTAAATTGTCTGGCAAAAGCTTCTCCACCTTTTTTACCTTGTTCTTCACTTTTTTGCACAAAACCTTCAAATATTGTTCCTGTTTGAGTGAAGTCGCTAGAACCAGTATCGGTAGACTCTTCGCTGTCGCCACCTGTGTCAATTCCGTCTCCTAAATTTTTTTTAACTTTATTTCCTTCGGCATTAATTTCTGAAAATGCTTTAACACCTTTTCTCCTTAATTCATCTAAAGATTGAGAATATTCAGTTGTAGCATTGTTGTTTGTGACAATCGTTTCATATAAAGTTTTGCCAGCATCATAAGTATTCATAAAACCATCAACTGCATTGCTCCCAAAATCAGTAACGCTTTCTTTTAAGTTGCTAAACCCTTTTTCCATATCTAAAGTATTTTTCTTTATTTTGATATTTAATTTATCTTGATCACTTTCCATTTTGTTAATTGCTTCTTCAGAGCTATCTGCAATATTTTTAAACATATCACCGACACCGGGTAAACCTTCTAATCTTCTAGCTTGCGATAAAATTTTATCTATTGCTTTAGCAAAAAATAAACTCATTCCAATTGTGCCTTTACCTATTTGAGCAACCACAATATCTAATGAATCTTTAATTATTCCAAAAGAATCGGCTAATATGATTACTGCATCTACTCCAGCAGTCATATAAGTTTTTAATGCTTGATAAAATATATCTATTGCCTCTTTAGCATAACTTATATTTTCTGTAACAAAATCTAATCTTTCACCTAAACCTTCTATTTTTTCAATTACATTTGGCATATTTTCAACAAGATATTTAACTAACTTATCAAATGTAGGAGATAATTCTTCACCTACTTTCTCTCTAACTACTTCTATCGCAGAGCCTAATCGCTCTTGCCAAGTTGCTGAAGTGTCCATCATTGTGTTAAAAGCGTCATCAGTTGCACCTGCTCTATCCTGCATTTCATCTAAGTTTTCCGCAAATGTTTCAGCACCACTACCAGTTAAGGTTAATGCCGCTTGTCCACCTCTAATATTTTGGAATAAGTTTTGTACTTTAGTATTGCTATCCTCTGCTGCTTGTTCCATTAATACCATAGCTTCTTGCAGGTTTCCGCCATTCTCAATAAACTCTGTAAATGCTACACCCGCTACATCTTTAAATACATCATAAGCGTTAGTACCTTCTTTTGACAACTCGTTCATAGCTTGTCTAAGTTGAGTAGTCGCTTCTGTTGTTGGTACACCTTGAGCAGTCATTGTTGCTAACGCTGCACCTACATCTTCAAAATTAACTCCAACCGCTGCTGCAATTGGTGCTACATCAGATAGACTAGAACCTAATTCATCCATTGTAGTTTTACCAGTTTTTACAGTAGTAAATAATATATCTGATACATCTTCAGCATCGCCCACTTCTTTACCATAAGCATTAATAACAGTTGTTAATCCATCTACTGCTGTGTTTAAATCAGTAACTCCACCTCTAGCAGCTTTTTGTGCTGTTTTAAGAAACTCAAATACATTATCTTCTGGGACACCTGCTGAAATAGCATCATACAAAGCTGGTACTGTTTCGTCAGTAGTTGTACCCATTTCCATTTTGAATTCCTGCATATCGTCTATCATTTTCTCTTTAGCATCACTTGAAGCATTAGGTAACAATGTAAATACTTCTGACATTTGTTTTTCCATGCCAGTAAATTGTTTAATGCCATCTGCTGCAACTGCTGCTAATGCTGCACCTGCTGCCGCTGCTCCCGCCACTGCCGCTGTACCGATACCGCCGAGCATTTTTGAAAACTTGCCAGTGTCTTTTTTAGCTGATGACATATCTTTTTTAAATTTTCTTGTATCTAGTTCTAACGTTTCATATAACTCTGCTACTTTTACAGCCATGTTTCACCTACTTTCTATTAAGCTGTTTATAACATACTTAACAATTTACCTTCTTCATCTTCTACTGGTTTTTCCCCATCAGCTCTGATTGACCTTGCAAGAGCGGAATCGGCTGACAATGACTTGAGTAAAACATTAAATTTCCTCCAAGTTAAATTATCGGCTTCATCTATTAAATCTATTCTGTACTCTCGCAAAAAATCAGCTTCTATGAATCCCCATTTTTCTGCGATGGAGAAGGTTGAGCGTTTTTTGTATCATCCTGTTCATCATCTTTGCCATTATATTTATTCCACAGTTCTGTAATTAGCCATTCTGACTCTTCTACTGTCATTCCTTTTTCTGTCAACTTGTCAAATTGTTCCTTGCCTATCATAGCTTCAAGACTATTTTTTACCTGTTTAGCCGGTAAACTTTCTGTACCTTTTTCCTGCATTTCTATAATGTTAAGCACACTAGAAAGGGGTGGGGAAGGAAGTAACTCAATATCCTCCCCAAATGCTTTAATTACAATCCCTTCTTTTTTGCGTTCTGCTCTATACGCATCAAAATCTATTGTTTTGCTCATAATCTATCCCTCCATTAATTTTATAACTTTAAAGCTGCAACTGTAACACTTGTTACTGCGTCATAATCTACGCTTACATTTCCATCGGCATCATTAAACCAATCCTGCGAAAATGGGCCAATTATCTTTTCATCACTCGCTGGTACTGTAACAGTTGGATTACTTAATGTAATATCTATACCACCTATTGTTATTGTCTTTTGTATATTAAGTGTTACATCGTGTGAAGATGCATCTCCATTCTTTACATATAATAATGTTTTACCATTGTTAACAAAACTATCACCTGCAACATCTGCTGCTGAAAATGAAGGTGTTAACCCTGCTAAATCAAACTCCTGTAATGTTAAATCCGCCATTTAATTAACCTCCTTTTATACGTTAGGGTCAGTATCTAATGAAGCACCTGTTCTCTCAAACTCAAAACCCCAACTAGATGGATCATTGTTACCTCCACCAATATCAGATAAGTTGAATGTACCATTAAGCCATTTTTCTCTGCCAGAATTATCGTGTACAATGTGTAATGTGCTTTCTGCTGCTGTCCCTACTGCGTCTGATAGAGTTTCAACTTCTGCCTGCCCTGCATCTTGAGTAGCTCCGTCATAATACTCATAACCTTCTGCTGAAATTGTTTTAGCCCGCTGTGTTGCTAAGTGTTCAGCCATTCCATTGCTATCAAAAGTTGTAGTGTCTGAACTTTCCTTCTCTGTTGAAATTGTCAGCGTGTTAATACCTTTTATCGGCACATAAGCTGTTCCGTCATATACTTCAATAGTATAATTTCTTGCTAATACTTTGTTTGTAGCTGCCATTTTAATTAATCACTCCTTATATTTTTTTAACTTCCATTTCAAAATTAACTGAAAATCTATGTCTATTATTGTCATCTGGCCCGATATATATTCCCTGTGGCTGTATAGCCTGACACTTAATTACATACCACTCGCCCGATGCTATCCATTTTTGTTCTCCTAAAACTCCTATTTCATCAACAATCTTTTCAATCAAACTTCTCGCTGTTCTCGGATCACGTGTGCCTCTAACCAAAACCTGCATAGTTGGCTCAAAATAATCTGTTAACCACATATCTCTCGGAAAACCACCTGTACCTTGCACCATTACAGCAATATCTGGTTCAGCTGGCATATTATCTTGAAATATGTTACCACTTATGCTAGTTTCGTCATAAATTATGTCTGTTATATTATTTGCCAGTCTTTGCATTACTTCATCCAGCATATTATCCCTTCTTCATTTCTTCTTTTATCCAACCTTCTATCTTTCCACTCATTGCTTTTGATGTAGTTTCAAGCCACTTGCTTTCTCTACCATTTCTGTAGTTTTTTGATACTTCGTGAGTTTCAACTGCGTAAGGCGTGTTATATGAGATGTAGAATATCGGCTTTTTGCGAAAATCAAACTTGAAATTATGCTTTGGCCATTGTTCATTTTCAGCTTGATTATACACAGTTTTTGGCATACCACTTAATCCATCTTGAGTTACAACTCCACTTCGCTCAAGCGTTCCTGTATCATGCGGTACTTTCTTATTAGACTCGGTTAATATTGATTCAGCAGCTCTCCAAGTGGCTCTGCCTGCTTTTTCTAATTGTTCATCGACTACATCATCAAACCAGTTGAACTTTGCCATATAATCACCTACCTCAACATTATCTCTACATTTGATAAGTTGCCAGTTAGTGCATTGTCATATCTGTTGACTGCAATCACTTCTAATGGTTTGCTTGTCCATTCAAAGCTAACTTCTGATTGTTCTTTAGGTTTGATGTCAGCAGAAGTATGCAACTGTGAAGGTGATGTAATTTCATTTCCTTCCTCATCAAAGGTTATTTTTTTCTTATGCACAAAATAGCAGTCTATGTCATAAGTGTCGCCCCAAACAGGCCCATAAGCACCTTCGCCAAGATAAGGTTTAATAGTCGCTGTATGTGGTTGTGCTGATTTAGGTAACTTCATTGTAGACTCACACCTCTATACAGGTAACCTTCTAACATTAATAATTGTCTTGCTCTGGGTGCTAACTCTGGAGGCCCACCACTGGGACTCTGTCCCCTGTTAGCTGCTGAAAAAGGACCAATACTTATTTCAGAGAAGAATTGTTGAGTGTTAAACTCATCGAATTGATTCCACCATTCATATTGCCTTACAGTAGCCTTAGACGCTATTTCTCCAGCTTCTATTCTGCCTAAGGTATAATAGTCTATCAAGTCACTTGCTCTCTCTAATAACCTATTAGCGTCGTCTGGTAGGTCTGATTCTAACACACCTAGATAATCAGCTAATTCTGTTAATGTTGCATATGCCATTTTATCACCTAACCTTCAATTTCTATATAATTAACCGACACAAATACTTTGTTTGTTCCGGTAGTAGTAGTTAATGTTAGTGGTTGGTCAACTGCGCCTGTTCCACTTTTGACTTGTGGAGCAAAACGATTATTAACACTTGAATATAACCTCGCGACTTTTGCGCCGTCTAAATCTAACTCTACCACTCCAGTTGTAGCATTAGTGTGTATAGCGACATCAGTTATAATTAGTCTATTACCAGCAGAAGGTGTGATTATTGCTGTATCAGTCTGTGCAGTTGTATATTCTTCTGAAAAGTGAGATTCTATTAATTGAGTTTCAGTTAATACTGCTTTCCTACCATTTGCTATATTTGTTATTGCTTCTCCATTAATCCAATTATATAGTTTTAATATTGTCTCTCCTACATTCATTTACTTCACCTTCTCAATTTCAGCTGTCAATTCATCCTTATTTAATTTGTAGTAACCAGTTAATCCTTCTTCTTTAGCAATTTCTCTTAATTCATCAACTGTTTTATCTGCTAATTCTTCTTTCTCTTCAACTTCCTCTACAATTTCATATCCTTGCTGTTTGAATTTGGTGTCAAAGGCACGCTCTGACACGTGCCGTGTAACACCGCCTCTTCTAATTTTCATTAATTATCACCCTTACACTATAGCTGTAGCTTTTGTGTGAGCATAGATTCCAACAGTCTTATTATCTGGAATAAAGATGTCGTGATATACTCTAGACTGCATTAACCATCCATCTGTGCTCTGGTTAGTATCTGGGTCAAATACTTTAAGTTGTCTTTGCTTCACAATTGGAAGTACAGCTGCATCGTGCACTAACAGGAAGTTAAGTTCATAATCTGTTCCACCAGTAGTTGCAGAATATCCAAAAGTAGTACTACCATCGTTGAGTGTAATTCCAGTATAAAATCTACCTTGTGGGACTTTGACTACTGGGATATTATCATAAGTATCAAATGTTCTGTCACCAATATCCATTACATCTCTTTGGAATAAGTCAGAGTTGCGAACATTAGAATACATTTGTGGTGTCATGAATAGACGCATACCTTCTTTGTTAACTTCGCTATCTTCAAGGTTAACAATAGCTGCATCAATAGCTTCTACTGTGTTTGTGTTATCCAAGTCGGCATTAACAACTGTCCCTGCTTTAGAAGCAATTTGAGCATATCTGTAAGCATCTAATTCTGGCACAACTTCCTGCTTAGAAAATTGACCAGCAGTAAATGTAAATACGCTATTTAATGCTTCTAAGTTGTCCTGTCTATCAATTGTGAACTCAACACCTCTATCTTGTGTCAACGCGTGAGTCTCCCAGCTAAAGTTAACAGAACCTGTAGGATAACCTGTCGCTCTGTCATAGTCACCTAAACCATCTAATGCAATTTTAGGAAGCAATACTTCGCCTGCATTCTGCCCATTTCTAACTAATTCTTGTGGAATGCTCAATACGTCGGAAGTTAATCCTCTTTTGTAAACCTCATCTAAATAAGTTGTATATTTTTTTGCTAGTGCAATACTATTAGCCATTTAAAATCTCTCCTTTATAATTTTAATTAAAATGTAAATTTATCAGCCATTTTTTTGGCCCAATCTTCATTGCTATCATTGCCTGTGTCATCATTGCCATTATTAAAAC